CCCATGTAGTCGCCGGGGTACCACTGGATGTCGGTCGTCACCGAAGCCCCGGTCATGGCATTCGCAAATCCTGAAAAAACGCTCGTTCGGGGAGGATTCTCGTTCGTCGTAACATTCATGCGCCCGTAATAGCGGGTGCTAGGAAGAAGTCCCGTCTCGTTGAAGTTCGGCGTCGTCTGACTAACCGTGGTGAAAGGGCCTGACGTCGAAGTCCCGTACTGCAGAGCGAAACTTGCCGCAGTGGGAGGACCAGCATAGGTTCCATTGAAATTGACAATCGAAGTTCCAACCGCTTGCGCCACAAGAGAGGGCGGAAAGAGCGGAGGGGGCGGTATCACCACCTGCCCTGGAGGCGCATTCGAAGCCACAAGGATGACCCGTCTCATCCTGCGGGCACTCCGATGTTGACCGAAGGAATGACCATGCGGATGGTTGCAGGCAACGGATAAGGCTGTCTCACACAGATATGACACTCGGTGTCGAAAGAGGTGTCGATGCGGTTCTGGATGATGCCTTCCTGTAAAGCAGTCGGTTGCAGGTAACTCTCAAATGCGCGTTCCTTGATCCCGCTCATGTTCGTAAAATCCGTTCCCGTTAAGAGTCCTCGGGTCGCGTGGACATCCAAGAATACTCCCGGCATGCCCTTCGTGCGCTCGCGTACCGTCTCGATCCCCGGCTGATTCAAAGCCAGTGTCTCAAGGTCCGCGAAGTACTGAAGCCCAATCGTCACCACCCCGCACGGATTGGGCAATGTGAAACTGCCATCATTGCCCACGGTGAGAATCGGCACTCCGTTACTTCCACTGATCGCATTCGAATCGGCCAATACTGAAACTAGCTGTCCTGCAAGCTGGGTCGCTCCGGTAAAATAGGTTCTTGCAAAGGTCCATGTCGAAAGAGCATCCGCCTGCAAGTCAGCCGGGATAGGATCAAGGAATCGCACGGCCACCTGTGTTGCCGAAGTGTAGCCGATGATGAGCACCCGAGCCTCTGCGGTTTGATCCTCATTGAAGAGCTGAATCGCGTTCCCAAGCGTTACATCCGAGGGCTGAAAGTTTGCCCAGCCGACCGTTGAGGTGGCACTCAATATCCCGGTATCTCCTGCAAGCCAGGTCGTACCCCCTGTCAACACCATTTGAGTGGCGGAAATGTTCCTTCCGTCATAGGTCAGGGAGCAGTCGGAGAACTTGTAATCGTAGATCGTCTCCCATTCCCACTGGTTCAACCGCTCGACATAGCGTGCTGTAGCATTTTTGATCGTGCGGTTAGCCAGGAGATAGAGCGCGTAGGAGTTATTCTCAGGGACGATGGCAATGTCCTCGAAGGTGCCCTGAGTATCCCAACGGCTCCAGGCGATCATCTGTTGATCCCGGACATAGGTACAGGTCAGTAGTATCCCGTCGTTTCTCAAGGCAAAGAGCTGCCCCCAAGGGTCCGGCGCATAGCACATCTTCACGATGTAGGTGCCGAAGGGCACAAGGTGACGGGAATAAGCGGTCAGCTCAGCTCCGACGTACTTGTCGAACTGAAACTGATAAATAAGATCCCTGATGCGCCGTCCGCCGTAAATCGCATAGATGACCGAATCGCCATAAAGTACAGCCGCACAACTCGAGGTCTCCCCCACAAAAGCTTGTGGGGTCGCATCGATGGCAAGAGGCCCCAAAGCCGTCCCATTAATTCCAGGCCACAGCCGCCAAATTACATTCGAGGTTCCGACGATCAAATCCTGCAACGGGATCAAATCGCAGATGGAATTCAACTGCCGGGAGTTCAGGAAGGTAGTGAAGGCGTCGGAATTCACCACAGGATTTGAGACGGCAAAGTTCGTGTACTGGCTCGTCTGGCTTGCAAAAACACCTACGGGCTGGCTCAACGTACCGGCGAAGATCAACCGGTCGGGGAAATAGCTGACCGCGGACGGATATCCTTGATCTGGACTGAATGCTCCGAAAGCCCAGAAGCTCGTCGCATAAAGGCCGTTCACCTGAGAAACTTTGATCACAACCCCGGTTGCCGGTGGAGTCAGGAACACAATGGTCGTGCCTGCGATGGTGTAGTTCGGAGGCTGGCAGTAAATCCCATTCAGGGTGACGAAGAACTTATTAGGATCCGTGCTCGAAGCCGCAGTGAGCGGAGAGAAGGTCGTCGTAGTGCCGTCTCCGGTGAAGGTGAACGGACCTTCTGCCACAGTTCGCGGACCTACGACGGTTGCGGGCAGAAGAGCGGGTTGACCTGGAATGACCGGCTGTACCACCCCGGTCACATGCATGGAATCGATGAAGCCTGTGATCTCAACGACCCCGTAGCCGAAGTCCTGAAACTGCCACGCCACACCGACATCTCCCGCTAATCCTGTGAGCCCCTGCCCGATCCCATCCCACTGGGTACCGTAGGTATGGTCAGGGGCCACCGTGCCCGTGGCGAAGCTCGTAGCGCCCCCTGCGAGGTTGACGGCGACACACTTGTAGTTCTTCAGATTCGAATAGGTCAGTACCCCCACCGGATTCGCAGGGGTCTCAAACGCCGTCTCAGGCGTCCAGGGGGTGAGTGGGGTGATGTCCTGCTGCTCGAGGTAGAAGAGCCCGGTTACGTGATTGGCGTTGAAGATGGGCGCACTGGCAGTGAGCGTTACGGTTCCCGTGATCCCAGAGGCAGAAACGAGAGTCGTCCCGTCGGTGTTTTGCGGAATGAAAGGACCGTTCATGAAACCGAAAAGGGAGATACTGAAAGTCGAAGCCGAAGTGCGCTTGATCTGCCGCGGAATGTGCTCCGGGTGCACCACGGTCAGGGTGTCTGCGGATTGGGTGTATCGCAGGAACGGCAGTTCCGCCAATAGCCACGGTACGGCAAGGGTTGTGATGAGCGCCCCGTTCGAGAAGATCTGCGCCGACCCCACCCCGATTTCCAGGACATAGCTCTGAGTCGTCGAGAAGACGAACGGAATGAGCACCGAGCCCTTGGCAGTGGTGTTGACGGCATTCCCAAGATACTGCGTGCCCGGACGGTTACTCCACGAGCCCTCCGTCTTGATGAAGGCGTTTCGCGAGGTGCGAAGAGCTGATGCGTATGCCTGAAGATCTACCCGCCCGTAGAGGTCAGGAGAGACTTCTCCCTTGGAGAAACTCGGCTGATGAGGGTAAGCAGGTTCCTCGAACATCTAGAGCCTGCATTGAATACTGGGACTGTCGGGGTAGGGGTCCGGTTGTTCCTCGTTGAGATTCTGGGCTAAAGCACGGGAAAGGGAGAGCGGAGCCATCTTCTGCGCCATCTCCTTCGCTTTCTGGTTTGCCGAGATGGGACCGCCGATCAAGGTTGAGAGTTGCCACGCCACACAATCAAGGAATGTTTCCGTCGCAACCGCAATGTTGATGTCGGTCGTGTAGACGAGCCACGCCTGATCCTGATCGGTCAGGATGTCGATCGTTTGTCCGGGTGGACTGGCGATCTGATCTAAAGCTTCCTTCCACGGCGGGCGGTACGGTCCCCATAAAGCAGGCCCGAAGGAGTTACTGTTCTGCCACCAGTATGACAACCAAGGATAAGTGCGAAGCCCGAACTGGGTTGTGACCGCTTGGGCTTTGAGACAATCATCGGGTCGGGAGTAGATGTACCGCCAGCCGGGATAGATGATCTGCGAGGTTGCGGTCAGGGTCTCCTGATCCAGAAGGAGAGCAAGAGCGGCCGATTTCGTTGAAAACGAAAAATAGCACTGTTCTAAAACAAGCTTGCGTGCGCGGTCGTAGAACTGGTTACAGGCTCCGGCTTGGACTGAGTTTTCGGTCTGTGATTGAACGCGCTGCGCGACGTCGAGATGCGAGAGCGCAAGGTTCCAGCAATCTAAAATTGTACCCGACACATCAATCCGCTCCGGTCGGGCTGATGTAGCTGTACTCCATCCAACCCATGTCCACGACAACCTGCACGGTTCCGGCAGCACCGAAGAGGATGGGCGACTGCACCACGATTCCTTCAGCATCTGCGGTCGCGGAGCCGCTTCGGAAGTTGATCGGGAATTCCTGATCGGAGGAGACCACGAACTCACTCGACCCCGAAACAAGCCCCGCAGAAGCCGCCGCTTGGGTCTGGGCGGTCGCAAGCTGCAGGAATGGGTTTGCATCCAGGGTCCGGGTGCCGGCCGTCAGAGCGGTCGTAGTCGATACCTGGATCTGGGCAATGGAGGGCGCATCGCCCAGGGAGTTCAATTGGTTGTTCGTGCCGGTCAAGACGATCGAGGAACCGCCGGAATCTGCCGCTGTCCAGCTACGAGCGATGAACGCCTGAAGACCGATCTGCTGAGCGCCCGTAAAAGGCGTCACCACCGTTGCAGTCATCTTGAACCGCGTAACGAGTGCTCGGGTCTTGACCGTGTTGTAGAACCGACAGGAGAAGATTGCAGCACCGGCTGCCAACGCAGCGGGCAGTAATCCGGTCGAGAATGACGCCCGGTAATGTCCGGTCGAGTCTCCCGCTTGAAAGCCAATCCCTCTCATGCGCGTGCTTGGCGGTTCACTTTGCCCTTGATCGGGGTTGCCCGGGGGGCATTCACAGGCTCATTGGACGGCCGCACAACCCTCTGAATAGGCGCGTTCGGCTGAGCCATGATCTCGTAGGGGTAAATGCCCAAAGGGGTGTCATCGGGTACCTGACGCATCCAGCCGTGGCGGAAAGTCTCGCCCTTGAAGAATTTCCCCTTGCCGGTGATTTCCTCATCGACAGGAGCGAAGTCCCGGTGCATGGGGTTTCCTTCCTTGTCGAGCCACACGTCTTCTGTGTACTCGCCGGTCGGTTCACCCTTTTTGTCGAGAATGGGAGTCTGGATCATCCGCAAAGGCATGGTCCCATCGTCGTTGTCGAGAAGGTCGAATACCTCTCCGACTTCGTGAAGGTATTGGTTGTAAAAACCTTGCTGACCAACGCACTGAACTCTCATGGCGTCTTCACCCCAGGACCAAAGAACGATTTTGAAGGTTCCGGAGGAACCGCACCGACAGGAGGGCTCTCTTCCCCAAAGAGCGGGAAGCGCGGGCGCGGTGCGAGCGGAGTGCTGGGCGATGGCGGATTCGGAGCGGGTTTGTTCGGTAAGCCGAGGATCGGCTTCGAAGGGATGTTGAGCGATGGTTTCGCCGTGGGCTGTACCCCGCCGACCGCAGGGACGTTCAAGGAGACTACCGGTTTACCGGCAATGACCGGAACCTTCGTCATCCACGTTGCGGAGTAGAGTGATTCCGGAACATCGAACACTTCATCGACAGCGCGAAGCGATTTGTAGAAGCCGCGTTGGGTGGCACGAACTAGCATAATGAGCCTCCAAAAAGTGGGAGGGGTTTCCCCCTCCCGAGGTTTCGCAGACGCAGGGGTCGAATTGAGGAGAGCGCGTGTCTACGAAAGAGTGTATCCGGCCTGGTAGAGAACGTTGTCCTGAATGTCGCGGGTCAGGAACGCGATCACTGAACCTCCAGTGAGCGCAGCCGTCGCCACGATGAAGTTAATGCCGATGTAGCGCAACCAGCCATTCGGGTTGATCGTCGCCACATACGGACCAAAGCGCGGCATGGCAAAGCGAAACGCAGTCTGAGCTGCGAACTTACCTCCGTTGTACGCCTGCGCGCCACCCGTGAGATCCAGCATGACGTTCGGGCTCGTCAGGGCTGCGGCTGCGGAGCTGACAAGCTGAATGTCGATGGTCGCTGACCCACCCGAGGTAGGAGCAGTCACGAACAAGAGGTAGAGCCACACCGGATATCCCATGCCAAAGTCCCGACCCGCATTCGGGACTGGGGCGATGGTGTTCTGGCCTCCGAGCGGGCCAGAATCGATGACGTTGGTGAGGGCCGTTGTAGCGGCCGTGAAGCCGTTCAACGTCTGTGAAGGAACAAAGCCCGGTGCCACAAGGGACGACGGCCCAGTTGTGAAGCAGGACTCATTGTCGATGAACATGGTATAAGTCCTTGATTTCTAAGAAATTGCCGCTTCGGTGGAAATTAGCTGATCACAGCGCCTGATCGGAACACCCTCGAAGCCCAGCTCGAACTGATTCAGCGCCGGCTGGACACTGATCGCATTCTTCGAGTAGTTCAAACCCTGAAGCCGCATGAACGAGTACAGCGTACGGTTCATGTAGAAGACCGGGGTGACACCCTTGAGCGTCGGCAGACGGTCCAAGCTCCGGCTCATCGCAGCGATGATATCCGGGGTCGTGATGCTCGAAACCAAGGTTGAGACATTGATGTTCGCGATGCGCACCGCGTACCGCCAATCACGAACCGCCAATCCGGGCTCCCAGACGAAACGATCCTGATAAGCACGCATGAAGCCTGAAGTCATGCCGACCGCAGCTCCTGCTGCCTGTGCTTGTACGGTCTGGATGCCGTAGTCCTCGTGGGAAAGACCCGCTTTCGTGCCTTTGGGGAAAATCCCGCAGATCGTGTCCTCGCCCCAGCCGATGAGCCAGATGGAAGTGCAGGTTGAACCAGTTCCCGCAAGGGAGAGGATGTTCTGCTGGTTCACCGCACCTGAGATCGCACCATACCGAGGTGCGAACCCCAAGAAAGTACCCGGATTGGCGAAGATGTTGCCGTAGAAGAGCGTCGAGACGAACTGCTGATTCATCGCCTCAAGGAACGGTTTCGCCTCAGACAGGCGTAGCGCTTCGACGTTGCCGTTCAACTGCGCAAGCTTCTCGTCGATCACTGACCAGCCTTCCAAGATGCAGCACGCATCGTCGATCTGGCCGACCGTGGACTTACTGGCCTGTACGCCGGTGTTGAGCAAC